TTGCGTGCCGCTCGCCGCTCGCTTCGCTTATGGTGAGCACGCTCGCGGCTCGCTCCAGGCGTGCCAGAATTTTGACGCAGGCTCGGGAAGGAAACGCCGAAAGGAGGAGGGGGGGTCGAAAATGGGACGGGACTGGGTTACGTTAGGTCCACCTCTCGTATTTTTTCTCGAAAGGCTTTTGCATGGTTGAGATTCGTTATCGTCCTTCTGGTGCTGTTTTGAGGGAGTTCATGTTGGACGATAGTTTTGCGCGGTTCATTCGTGGTCCTGTTGGGAGTGGCAAGACGTCTTGTTGTTGTGTGGAGGTGATGCGTCGTGCGATGGCGCAGGAGCCTAGTGTGATTGATGGTGTGAGGCGGAGTCGTTGGGCGATTGTGAGGAACACGAATCCGCAGTTGAGGACGACGACGATCAAGACGTGGTTGGAGTGGTTTCCTGAGGATGTGTTTGGGAAGTTCAATTGGTCGCCGCCGTATACGCATCGGATTGTGAAGGGTGATTTGGATTTGGAGGTGATATTTCTGGCGTTGGACAGGCCGGAGGATGTGAGGAAGCTGTTATCGTTGGAGTTGACTGGTGCGTTTGTGAACGAGGCGAGGGAGTTACCGAAGTCGATTATTGATGCGGTGACGATGAGGTTGAGGCGTTATCCGAGTGCGCGGCATGGTGGTCCTTCGTGGACTGGGTTGATTGCGGATACGAACGCGCCGGATGAGGATCATTGGTGGCCGATCATGGCTGGTGAGGTTCCTTTGCCCGATCATATTTCTGAGGAGGAGGGGAGGATGCTTGTGAAGCCGGAGGGTTGGAAATTTTTTAATCAGCCTGCTGGCATGATCGAGATGAAGGGGAAGGATGGTGTGGTGACTGGTTACCGCATCAATCCGAAGGCGGAGAACCTGGAGTATATTGGGGAGGAATATTACAAGCAGATCATTCAGGGGAAGTCGAAGAGTTGGATTGATGTGTATGTGATGAACCGGCTTGGCAGCGTGGCGGATGGTCGCCCTGTTTATCGGGATTTTTCTCCGGCGGTTCATGTGGCGAAGGAGCCATTGAACTATGTGGATGGTGTGCCGATTGTTGTGGGGATGGATTTTGGGCTGACGCCTGCGGCGGTGTTTTGCCAGAACGTGCGAAATCGTTGGTTTGTTTTGCATGAGGTTGTGACGCAGGACATGGGGGCGTCTGGTTTTGCGCGATTGCTTCGGGAGGAGATGGCGAAAAAATTTCCGGGCCAGAACTTTGTATTCTGGGGCGATCCTGCTGGCGATCATCGTGCGCAAACGGATGAGAAGACGCCGTTCGAGATTTTGAGGGGTGCGGGAATCATGGCGCGTCCTGCGCCGACGAATGACCCTAGCGCGCGGATTGACACGGTGACGTCGGTATTGACGAGGATGGTGGAGGGGAATCCTGCGTTCGTGGTGGACCCTTCCTGCAAGGTTTTGATTTATGGTTTTCAGAGTGGTTATCAGTATCGCCGGTTGAATGTGTCTGGCAGCGAGAGGTATGACGATGTGCCTGACAAGCGCAACAAGTCGAGCCACGTGCACGATGCGCTTCAATATGCCTTGTGTGGCGGTGGGGAGTATCGCAAATTGCTCGGCAGGAATGAGGGTTCGATGAAAGTTGTGAATGTTCGGGAGCCGACGAATCCTCTTGATCGTGCGGCGAAGCGCAATCCGCTCGAAAGAAGGGGCCGCGTCACGCGGTTGTCGAGGTTGTAGTCCTATGAAGGTGGGTGAAGGTGCAGGAAAGTGGCTAGGCGACTGGCACAATGGCGAAAGCCTTGAGAAAATGAGGGAGCGCTGGAAGGCCGGAGAATATGGTCCGCCCGGAAACCGTCCGTCTGCCAAGATGATTCGCCAGTGGATTGCATTTGGGCGCTGAAAGCGTTATGTGCGCAATGATATTGCGGAGTTTTGCCGATGTGTTTCAAGAAACCCAAGCCGCCTCAACCGACCAAAGAGGATATCCAGCTTGAGAAGGAGCTTAAGGAGCAGCGCGAGATTCGCAAGGCGCAACTGGCCAAGGAACTGGCCGATCAGAAGGAAGATGATGTGCGCGCTGCGCTGATGAGGGCGCAGGGGCTTTTCGGGATTCGCTCATTGATTTCTGGCGGCAAGGGCGGTGCCGGATTCTTTTCGAGATTCAGCCGGATTACCGCGACAAGGGCGGCGCGCGGCTCATCTTCCGGCGGCAATTCAGGGCCATTTACTCCGACTGCCCCGCCGATTGCCACATCTACTGGCGCAGGCAGCGGCGGCGGTAGTGGTGCAGGCGGTTCTTCCTATCGCTCGCTCGCATTTTCAAGCAGGTATGCAGCATGAAGCAAGGCAAACTGGACGTAGGGCACCTGAAGAAACTGTTCGAGCGGGCGAAGCAATACCGTCAGCCGTGGGAGTCCTATTATCAGGATTGCTATGACTATGCGATGCCTGGCCGTGTCGGGTTTTTCAATCGGAGTCCTCAGGCCGATTCACCAGTAATCTATGACGAGACGGCGGTTGTTGCCGTTCCGGAGTTTGCATCGCAGATGCAGGCTGGCCTTGTGCCGAATTACGCACGCTGGTTTCAGCTTGAGGCTGGCTCGGACATTCCGGAAGACCAGCGCGAGGAAGTGAACGATGCGCTGGAAGCCATCACGAATGACGTGATGGAGGTCATCAACAATTCCAATTTTTCCGAGGAAGTGCATGAGGCGATGATCGACCTTTCGGTCGGGACAGCTTGCTTGCAGATAGACGATGGTGGTGCGGTTTCGCCTGTGCGCTTTACGGCTATTCCGCTGAATCAGCTTTTTCTCGATTCGGGCCATGACGACCGGATTGATACCTATATCCGCGCGAAGGACATGACGCTCGAACAGATTGAGAATCTGCCTTATGTGGATAGCGTTCCTCAGGCTGTCAGGCAGGAGATCGAGAAGAAAAGCTCCGACGTCCAGGACAAGCGCGTGAATGTCGTTTTCATGCTGCGGCGTGACTGGTCCAATCCCGATGTGGAGGTCCATGATTATTACGTGTTCCTGCCTGACCACGATCACATGCTGCACACCGAGCGGTTCGAGGGGATTGGCTCATCGCCTATGGTTGCATTCCGCTGGTCGAAGCTGACTGGCGAAGTGTGGGGGCGCGGCCCGCTCTACAATGTTATGCCTGCGGTTCGGACGGCGAATCTTGTTGTTCAGCTTGTTCTTGAAAATGCCGAAATGGCGATTGCCGGTGTCTACACCGTGGAAGATGACGGGGTGGTTTCGGCGAACAACATTCGTATTGCGCCCGGGACTGTTATTCCCGTAGCCCCTGGGTCGCGTGGCTTGCAGAGTGTGGGAGCATCTGGCGATTTCTCGGTCGCCGATCTGGTGCTTTCGGAGATGCGCAACAATATCAAGCGCGGCCTTTACAACGATCAGCTTGGCAATCCGAATACGACGCCGATGAGTGCGACCGAAGTTCAGCAGCGCATGGCCGACCTGTCGCGCAGGATTGGCTCGGCCTTTGGCCGGTTGCAGAACGAGTTTGTCAATCGCGTCGTTCAGCGTGTTGTCCACATTATGAAGAAGCGCGGCATGATCGAATTGCCGAGCATCAACGGTCGTGAGATCAAGATCATTGCATCCTCGCCGTTATCGAAAGCGCAGGCGGTTGAGGATATCAACGCGGTGAACAACTGGCTGACCTTGCTTAACACCCATTTCGGGCCGCAATTGACGGCTCTTGAGGTGGATAGTAAGGAAGTGGCCGAGTTTGTCCGCGAACGCATGGGGCTTCCATCGAAGCTAAAGCGCAAGGAGCAGGATAAGGCGCAGATTGCACAGGCATTTGCGCAGCCACAGCAAGGGAGTGATCTGAATGGCGCAGGACAGGAAAGCCAATCGGGACTTTTCGCCGTCGGTTGACGGGCATATCCGCTCGAAAGAGCAGGAAAAGAAGCTCAACTCGCTGGCCTTCGAGACATTCAAGACGATTACTGGCCGCAAGTTTCTTGAGTATTTGCGCTCTATCACCATTGAAAATGTCCTTGGGCCTGCGGCTGACGATGCAACGTTGAGGCATCTGGAGGGGCAGAGATTCATCATCGGGATTATCGAGACCCGATACAGGCAAGGCGAGAACGCAAGAAAGAAAGGCGAATAGACCCATGACCGAATATCAAGAAGCGCAGGAGCAAGCGCAAGCGCAGGAGCAAGCGCAAGCGCCGGAGCAAGCGCAAGCGCAGCAGGAAGATGCCGAGCCAAAACCTGCCGAGCGACCGGAGTGGTTGCCGGAAAAATTCTGGGACGCCAAGAAGGGCGAGCCGAATTACGAGAATCTTGCCAAGTCCTATGTGGAACTTGAAAAGACGCGTGTCAGCGAGGACAAGGTGCGTGACAAGGTGCTTGCTGAATTGCGCGAGGGTGTTCCTGAATCGCCCGACGCCTACGAGCTTCCTGACAATGATTTGCTCGACAAGGAAGAGTTGGCGCAGTCGCCGGTCGTCAATCTGTTCAGGCAGGTGGCGCAGAAGTCCGGGATCAAGCAGGAGCAGTTTGCCGAAGTTATCAACGAATATGCCAAGGTCGAGGCTGAGCGCATCGAGAACTTCTACAAGGCAGAGATGGCCAAGCTCGGCGACAATGCCAGCGCTCGTGCGCAGGCTGTCGGCGCATGGGCGCAAAAAGCATTTGCCGATTCACCGGAGAAACTTGCGGCGATTGAGCAGATTACCACGACGGCGGCTGGCATCGAATTGATCGAGGATTTCATGAAGAAGGGGAGCACCACCATCCCGACCGATACCACGCCAATCGAAGATGTGACCGAGGATGAAATCCGCAAGCTGATGAACAGCCCTGCATATTGGGACCGGAACAGACAAGATCCGAAGGTTGTCGAGAAAGTGACTAAATTCTTTGAGCGCAAGTATGGGGGTAGGCAGGCGTGATAGTCCGGCCTATTGGTTATGCGGACATTCCAGCGCTTGTCGAACTTTCTCAAGACATGCACAGGGAAAGCCCGCATTACTCGCCCTATCAGTTTGACAGCGAGAAGATGCGCAAATGGTTTACAATGGCGGTCGATGAGCCGGATTGGCTGTGTTGCGTCGCTATTGTGGACGACAGGATTGTCGGGGCTGCGCTGGTCGGAATGGTGGACATGATCTTTGGTCCTGAATTTTTCGTCGAGGATATTGGCATATTCGTGCGAAAGGAATGGCGTGGCTCTCGCGCGGCGATTCTCTTGATGCGCTTTGTGGAAAACTGGGGGAAAACGCGTCGCGCAGTCGGGGTTCGCATAGGCGTGACGACAGGCGTTGGCGAGGAGAACACCGAAAGATTCCTGCGCAAGATCGGATTCAACGAAACCGGAAAGTTGTTCACAAAGATTTTTTGATAACTCGGTATTGAAATATTCTTCCGTCCGGTGTATGGGCGGAAATCGCATAGGCCCGCTGGTCGATTGGAAGCCCCGTCACGGGACAACTTTCATTGACGTTTGAAGCGCGGAGAACCTTGGCACCGTTCACCGTTTTTCATTCAACAATGAAAGGTTAGAGGAATGTCTCTCTCCATTGATCAGGCTTTTGTCAAGCAGTATGAGGCCGACGTCCATCTGCTTTATAGCCAGACTGGCTCACGGCTTGGCAACACCATTCGCAAGAAGTCGAATGTTCAGGGCCAGAGCACCACGTTCCAGAAGGTTGGGTCCGGCGTTGCGTCGCAGAAAACGCGCCATGGCCTTGTGCCCACCATGTCGCTCGACCACACCAATGTCGAGTGCACTTTGTCGGACTACTTTGCGGCTGACTATATCGACTCGCTCGATATGCTGAAGATTGGGCATGACGAGCGTTCGGTTGTGCAGCAGCGCACGGTTCATGCTCTTGGCGTCAAGACCGACCAGATCATCACGGCTGTTCTCGACACCACCACGAACACCACCGCGTCGACTGGCGGCATGACCGAGGCCAAGGTTCTCGAAGCCTATGAATCCCTCAACAGCAATTGGGTGCCCGACGATGGCGAACGCTATCTCGCGGTTTCTCCAAAGTCGTGGAATGACCTTCTCGGCATCACGTCGTTCGCCGACGCTGACTACGTTGGCTATGACGACCTGCCGTTCAAGAATGGCACCACGATGAAGAACTGGCTGGGAATCAAGGTGTTCATGTTCCCCGGCCTGCCGATCGCCTCCAGTGTTCGCAGTAACTTCCTTTTCCATCGCAGCGCCGCTGGCATTGCCTATGGACAGGACGTGAGCACTGAAATTGCGTGGGTTCCTGAAAGAGATGCTTGGCTTATCAAGGCCAAGATGTCGCTTGGTGCCTGCATGATCGAGGACACTGGCGTCTACAACATCAAGACCACGGAGTAATCATCATGGCGCTCGACAATACCACTCTCTCGAAGGTTGCGCAGGGACGCAATCAGCTTTTCATCTACACCACGGCTGACGACGCTGCGACCGTTACCGCATCGGGGTATTTCAACGATGCGACCAACGAATTGAAGCAGTATGATGTGATTGTGCTGATCGACACGACCAACAGCAAGATCGACCTCTTGTTCGTGACTTCGGCGACCGGCGCATCGACTGTGACGACCTCGGCGGTCGAAGGTGTCACTACCTCGTAATCTTTCGCGGGACTTCACTCCCTTCCACCGCGAAAGGGGCCGCTGCTCTCTTGGCTGGGGGCAGCGGCCTTTTATTTAGGGTTTGGAGATGTTAACGATCTTTCGCTTGTTTGCAGGAGACTGAAGTGGCGCTCACCAACATTGACATATGCTCCAATGCTCTTGTGGCAATCGGAGCAAGCCCTATCAGTTCTTTCAGCGATGGGACGACGGAAAGCACTGTCGCCAGCAATCTCTATGAAACGACCGTGCGCGTCCTTCTTTCAAGGCATCGCTGGCGTTTTGCCATGCGCATGGTCCAGGCGTCTCGACTTTCCGATGAGCCGCCAGCCGAATATTCCGCGGCCTATCAGATCCCCAGCGACATGCTTTTGGTCGAGACAGTCCAGATCGCTGGCGACCCCATCGAGTTTGACCGTTTCGAGGACAAGATTTATTGCGACGCTGGCACCGACGATGAGGTTTTCATCGAAGGCGTCTATCGCATCGACGAATCCCAATGGCCTTACTATTTTGTCGATTACCTGATTTATGAACTGGCATCGAAGTTTGCCATTTCGGTTGCAGCGCAGACCGAGACTGCGGATTATTTCAGGCGGCTGGCTGATCGCGCTGGTTCGCTTGCCCGCAATCTCGATTCGCAGGCGCGAACGACACAGAAAATCGACCTTGGTGGAATCATTCGCAACAGGTTCAGATGAGGCTTTATCAGACCCAAACAAATTTTTCGAGCGGCGAGGTCGAGCCGCTTATGCATTTCCGCTCGGACACGGGCGCTTATGCGAATGGTGCCGCTCGCTTGCGCAATGGCGTTCTTTATGCGACGGGCGGAGTAGGGCGGCGGGCTGGCACGATCTATAAGGCGACGCTTGCGGGCAAGGCGCGTTGCGAGCGCTTCGAGTTTTCTGCCACAGATCGCTATATCATGCTGTTTATGGACTCGCGTCTCGATATTTACGGGACAGACGGCAGCCTTGTGACGAGCATCACGACTGGCGTTCCGTGGGTTGAATCCGAATTGTTCGAGATCGCGTTCACCCAATCGGCGGACACGGTTATTTTCTTCCACTCGAACTGGATGCCGATGGAGCTGGTGCGAACTGGAGCAAGCACATTCACCTTCAATCAGCTTTCCTTCAAGCAGAGCACGACCGGCGACAAGATTTATCAACCGTATTTCAAGTTTGCCGATGATGACGTGTCGATTTCAGTAAGCGGCACGACTGGTTCTGTGACGGTCTCGTCAAGCCACAATGTCTTTACCTCGGACATGGTGGGTGAGCGCATCCGCTGGAAGAAAACCGAGATCGAGATTACCGGATACACCGACCCTGCGACGCTTACGGGGACAGTCAAGGGAACGCTCAAGAAGGAATTGATCAACAATCCCTTCCGCACTGAATCCGGCTCGGCCACGGTCACGGTTTCTGAGCCTGCGCACGGTCTGACCTCAGGTGCTATCCTAATCTTTTCGGGCTGCACCGCCACTGGCGGGATTGCGGCAAGTGCGCTTAACGGCTCCAGAACGATCACGGTGATCGACGATAACAGCTACAGCTTCACGGCTGGTGCTGCGGCAACCGAAAGTATCGACGGCGGCGGTCCGTCCGTATCCTATACTGGTGCCGGTGTTTCCACGCGTGAATGGTCCGAGCAAGCGATCAATGCGCGCAATGGCTATCCTGCCTGCGGAGTCTTTCATGAGGCGCGGCTATGGATGGCCGGGACTGGCGGTATTCCGAATGTCGTATGGGGGTCGCAGCTTTACGATTTCAAGAACTTCGAGATCGGAGATGGCGAGGCAAACGAGGCCATTGCCATCACCATTGGAGGCAACGAGATTGCCAATATTCGCCACATGATATCGAATGGCGAGTTGCAAATATTCTCGACGACCTCCGAGTTTTTTGCACCAGCCCCGTCAAACAGCACACTCACGCCTTCCAATATCACGATTCGCCAGCAGTCGTCCTACGGCATCTCAGACGTGCGGCCCGTCCCCTTTGATAGCGCAACTCTATTTGTGCAGAGCACCGGCACTGCTGTGCGCGAATTCATCTACAACGACATTGCGCAGCGCTACACGTCCAATTCGCTTTCTGTGATTGCTGGTCATGTCCTTGACTCGCCCAAGGATATTGCCGCTCTTTTCGGGACGACAAAGCGCTCGGAGCAATACGCCTATATCGTCAATTCAGATGGGACCATCGCGTTGTTTCATTCCTCTCGCGCTGAGAATCTCGCGGGTTGGACAAGCTGGTCGCTTGGCGGTGAGGGCGACCCGAAGTTTATCTCGGTCTGCACGGTTGGCGGCGAGACATGGTTCGTGATCGAGCGGCACGGAACCTATACGCTCGAAAAACTTTCGATCGAGCCAGCCTATTCGCTTGATAGCGTGGCCACCTACACCAGCGGGACGCCCACAATGACATGGACCGTGGACTCTCGTTTCTACAACAAGACCGTCTCCGTAACGTCTGGGGATTACTATATCGGCGATTATGCGGTTGATGGTTCCGGCAACATGACGATTGACGTTGAGTTGACCAGCATCGAGGTGGGATATTCCTATCCCTTCGAGATCTTGATGCTTCCGATTGATGTAGAGCTTGGGAACGGCAAGATGACTGGCCGTCCCAAGCGTGTCAGCAGGGTATTCGTGGCCATGGACTCAACTCTTACGCTCGATGTTGAGGGTCAACGTATGGTGCTTCGTCAGGTGACTGATGACTTTTCCATTGCGCCCAGCCGCTTTTCCGGTGTGAAAGAGTTTCGATTGCTTGGCTTCCAAAGGCATGAGACAATGAGCATTGAACAGGATGCGCCCCTTCCGGTAACGGTTCTTGGCGTCACAAGGGAGGTGCAAATCTAGCCATGTGCATTTCAGCAGCAGTCATTGCCGGTGCCTCTCTTGCAGCATCAGCCGTTGGCGCGGTGTCCTCTATTTCGTCCGCGAGATATTCCGCGCGTTTGCAGGAGATGCAGCTTGAAGAACAGCGCAAGCAATTGCGCCAGCAGGCCGAGCAATTGCGTATTCAGGCGATGGAAGAACAACTGGCCCGCGCGCAGGAGTATAGCCGCGCGAGGGCAAACAATCTCGCCTTCCTTGCGGGCAGCGGAATCGGACAGCACGTCAGTTACTTCCAAGGCATCAGTGAGGCCGAGCAAAGGGCGCTCAAATATGACCTTGCGAACATTCGTCTCTCGCTGCTTGGGGAGGAAAACAGGATTGCGAGCCAGATCAGATCGACACGATTTGCGAGCGCGGCGAACAGGGCCAATCGCAATCAGGCAATCCTGTCGGCTGGCCTTGGCTTTGCCAGCGATGCGCTTGGCGCGGCTAACTACTATAACACGTTCAGAACGCCATCGGGCGGAACTGGACAGACCAGCGGCAATAAACATGAAACATTCCATTCGGGCAAGAACTGAACATGGCACTTGAACCTTATCGGCAACGGACAAGAGCACCGAATGCGCCTTCAACCACAGGTGTTGTATCAACGCGCGTTGGCGATGTCGGCGGGCAGATTTCCGCTCTTGGCAAACAGATCATGGATGTTGCTGCGCCGATGCTGGCCGAGCACGCCAAAGAGCAAGCGCTTGCTGACTTCGCGGCGGAGGGATTGGGCAAGGACGAGGACGGCAATTATGTTATGCCAGAGACGCCGAATGGCGGCGTCGTCTACACCAAGGTGTTTGACGAGGCGAAGCGCGAAGCCTTCGTGTTCAGCACGCTGAACGATGCAGAGTTGCGCCTCAATGCCTATTACAGC